CCTCTTATTGGAAGGCAATGGGTTTGGGGTGTAACTGATTGTTGGAGTCTAGTTCGTGATTGGTACAAAGAAAATAGAAATATACAGTTAGTAGATTATGAAAGAAACATCACTCCAGAAGAATTTATAAAAAATCCACTATTTGAAAAATATGCAAAAGATACAGGTTTCGTAGAATTAGAACAAGGTGAGCCTTTGCAAAAAGGCGATGTGTTATTAATGTCTATATTGCACCCAACTTTAAATCATGTAGCTATTTTTTTAGGGGATATGGTTTTACATCATTTAGCCGATAGACTATCTTGTAGAGAGCCATACTCTATGTGGTTACAAAAATGTACTGGCAAGAGGTATCGTTATGCTTCGTAAAATAAAATTACATGGAGAACTTGCTAAATTTGTTGGTCAAGATGAGTTTGAGGCTGTTGTTCATACTACAGCAGAGGCAATAAAATTTTTAATTTGTAATTTTCCTAAAGTAGAAAGTTATATGTCAGATAAATATTATAAAGTTTTAGTAAGAGATGAGGCTATAACTAAAGATGGATTGCATGATCCTATTGGTAGTTCAGAGATAAATATAGTGCCAGTTATAAGCGGTGCTGGTGGTAATAATTTTAATCGAATATTATTAGGTGGATTGCTTATAGGTGCATCGTTCTTATTTCCGGGTGCTGGTATGTTTGGAACAGTCGGACTAGGAGGAAGTGGTGTCGCTGGTGCTGGATATTCTGGGTTAGCTGTAGCTGGTGGGACTCTTACAAAGATAGGAACTGCTCTAAGTGGTATCGGTGCTGCTTTAGTTTTAAACGGAACTTACAATATGATTTTCCCTCAACCTATTCCAGAAGAACAAGAAGACGATCCTAGAATATCTTTTGCTTTTAATGGAATTGTTAATACTACGAGAGCAGGGACTAGCCATCCTATTGTGTACGGAGAAATAGTTACTGGATCTGTGGTTATCTCCGCAGGCATCGACACTAATCAAGTATCAGCATGACAGATAAAAAAATTATTAGAGGATCTGGAGGGCCACCTCCAACACCGCCTGCTCCGTATCGTGCGCCTGACACATTAAATAGTAGACAGTTTGCAACAATATTAGATTTACTTTCAGAAGGTGAAATAGAAGGTTTTGCTACTCCATCAAGAGAAGGAATTTCAAAAGGATCTATAGAATATAAACACGCATCATTTAAAGATATTTTTCTTAATAACACACCTATTCTTTTACAAAGTGCAAATAATACAAGTCCGCAAGATTCAGATTTTAATTTTAAAAACGTTGTTCTTAACACAAAGTTTGGTACAAATAATCAAACGAAAGTAAAAGGTATATTTGCAAGTAGCAGTCAGCCTACTGGTTTTTCAGCAGCAGATTGTACAAAATCTGGAGGTGGAGTTAGTCAAGAATTAGCTACTGGTAAAGACGCTGTAAAGGTAACAATAATGTTTCCTCAACTACAGAAAGCAAAAGATAATGGTGATTTGCTTGGTTCAAAGGTAGAGTTGAAGATTGGATTGCAAATTAATAATCAAACAAATCCAACGCACCCGACTATAATTACTGACACTATTGCTGGTAGAACTGCTGATCCATATTCAAAAGAATATAGAATTAATTTACCTGATGGATATTCTCAAGCAAACGTAAAAGTTGAGAGAGTAACAAATGATAATACTGGTTCTGACACTATTAAAGATTTGTTTAGAGTTACTCTTATACAAGAAATTACTGACAATAGCAATACATATCCTGACTCTGCATATACAGCTTTAAGGTTAGATTCTGAGCAATTTAGTTCTATTCCAAAAAGAGCTTTTCGTATTCGTGGAATAAAAGTAAGAATACCAGCACCAAATAATGGGTTGACCCCGACAGTCGATCTAGCTACAGGTCGTATAGATTATCCAGAAAACTATGTATTTAACGGACAATTTGGAGCAGCGCAATGGACTTCGTGTCCAAGTTGTATCTTGCTTGATCTTTTAACAAACGAAAGATATGGATTTGGCACGTTTTTAGATCCTGATGGTACTTTTACATCCTCTGGTACATCAACATTTTTAGATTTATACAGTTTTGTAACTGCTAGTAAATATGCAAATACACTTGTTGATGATGGACAAGGGGGACAAGAAGCAAGGTTTAGTTGCAACGTAAATATACAGTCATCTAAAGAAGCATATGAACTTATAAAAGACTTGGCATCTATTATGAGATGTGTCCCAATATGGAGTCAAGGATCTATAAATTTAGTGCAAGATGCACCAAGCGATCCAGTTTATTTATTTAATATGTCTAACGTAACTCCAGAAGGGTTTAATTATACAGGTAGCAGTTTAAAACAAAGACATTCTGTTGTTAGTGTCAGTTATTTTAATATGGATTCGAGAGAACTTGATTTTGAGGTATATGGTGATGGAGATACTGCTGCTGAAATAAATCGAAGAAATAAATTTGGAATTGTATATAAGCAAGTAAAAAGTTTTGGTTGTACTTCAAGAGGTCAAGCGCAGCGTTTGGCTCGTGCAATAGTTTTTTCGGAGGAAAATGAAAGTGAAGTTGTTAATTTTTCAACTTCAATAGAAGCTGGAGCAGTTGTTAGGCCGGGTTCTGTTATTCTTATTAACGATCCTGTTAGAGATATATTTAGAAGAGGAGGAAGAATAAAAGCTGCAACAAAAACATCAATAACAGTAGATGATCCAAAGGATTTAGGTTCTTTTAGTGTTCCAACTGGTACTTGTAGTGTAGTGATGCCTGATGGTTCTGTTGAGAAAAAAGGTGTATTAGATTTAACTGGAGATGTAATACAACTTGAATCTGCTCTATCAGATACGCCAAATGTTAATTCTGTATGGCTTATAGAAAGTAGTGCTTTAGAAGCACAAAAATTTAAGGTTTTGTCAGTAGAAGAACAAGATGGTGTTAATTATGTCATATCCGCATTAAGTTATAGACCAGAAAAATATGACAACATTGAAAGCGTTGACTTTCCAACTTTACCTATAAGAAGAACCACATTATTAGATCAGTTAAGACCTGCACCAGAAATACATTTTCCAATAAGAGAAGAAGTAGCTGTAATTAATAATGTTGCTATTAACAAAATCTTATTATCTTGGACTCCAGTTACAGGTGTAACTCAATATCAAGTTCAATATAGATTTGAAAATTCAAACTGGGTAACACAGGTTGTATTTAGACCTGACATGGAAATTATGAACACTGAAGCTGGTATATATGAATTTAAAGTTTTTTCATATAATGCAAGTTTACAACTATCAGCAACTCCAGCTACAGCAGAGTTTGATGCTACAGGTAAAAAAGATCCTCCAGAGGATGTTGCAAATTTAACAGCAGAACCAGTTAACAATACTTTAACTAGATTGCGTTGGGATAAATCAATATCAGCAGACGTTTTACATGGTGGTCGTGTTTATATACGACACTCAAACAAAACTGATGGTACAGGATCTTTTGCAAATTCAGTTGACTTAATAGAAGCTGTTGCTGGTAACTCTACTGATGTAATAGTGCCATCTCTAGAAGGTGAGTATATTTTAAAATTTAGAGATGATGGTGGAAGATTTAGTTTAGGTGAAACAAGCGTAATTATAGATATGCCTGATATTTTAGATAATCAAGCTGTATTCACAGATAGAGAAGATACAGGAGGTAGTCCTTTTAGTGGTACTAAAACAAACACTACCTTATTAAATGGAGCATTAAAACTTTCTGATCCGTCAAGTAATCTAACTGGAGAGTATGATTTTGCATCTATTCTTGATCTTGAGGGAGTCTACACAGTTAATCTAAAAAGACATTTTCAATCTATTGGTTTTTTCTTAGGAGGCGATCTTGAGACTGCTTTATATACACAGTCAGGAACTACAGTAACTATTAACAAAAATTCGCATGGTAGATCAGTAGGAGATTCTATAGTTTTTACTGCTACTTCTGGTGCTGGTGTAAACGGTACATTTCAAATTGCAACTGTTTCGACAAGTTCATTCACCTATACTGCAAACCA